TCAGCCGTTCACCACGCGCAAGATAGTCATCCTCTTCCGTGTGAGCTCGACCTTGTTGGCCTGCTCCACCAGGTGCTCGACCGTGCCGGCCGCATAGTGCTGCGGCATGCTCTTTATCGAGTGGCCCAGCAGCAGCGCCCGATCCTCTTCCGATACCCCGGCATTGCGCAGCCTGGTGGCATACGTGTGCCGGAGGTCATGCACGCGGACCTGCGGCAGCTTTGCCCGCTCCCGCGCCTGCTTCCAGCCATTGTTGCCCATCTCCTGGATACGGTCTCCCCGGTAGGGGAAGACGTAGGTCGTATCCTTCCCCCGCTGGCCGTCCACTACCGCCTGGGCCGTGTCGTTCAAGATGACCACATGGTGCCGGCCGCTCTTGTACTCTCCGGCCGGGATCACGAACACGCTGCGGCCCAGCTCTGGGAAACGCTGCTCCCAGCTCCAGCGCAGGCCGCATGTGTTCTCGTCCCGCGTGCCAGTGTTCACGGCAAACAGCGCCATGCGCTCCAAGTGCGGTGGCAACTCGCTGAACAGATAGGCCTGCTCTTCCCAGGTTATCGGGTATGCCCGGCGCGGGTTCTTGTGCTCGAGCATTTCGATCAACGGCGCCGAGGCCAGCCAGGGCGTACCATCATCGTTCCGCCAGACCCGCGCCGCCCGGATCAGGATGGCGCGCACTACTTCCAGCGTCTTGTTGACGGTTGCCGGTGTGACGCCCTTGCCGCCGGCCGCCGGGTGCATCCGGTCGGCCTTGAACTTGTCAAAGCTGCCGCTGTGAATCGTCTCGATCAGCTTCGTCCCGATGTACGGCAAGATCTTGGTTAGGTGGGCGTCGGCATAAGCAAACTGCTTCGGCCCCTCCTTTTCCTTCTCGTCTAAATACCGGCTGGCCGCATCGCAGAAATAATGCTGCGGGCGCTGACCTTGCCTGCGGTCAATTTCTGCTTGCTCGGCTCGGAGCCAGGTTTCGGCATCCTCCTGGCTGACCGCTCCAAGCCGGGCATAGATGCGCTGCCCTTTGTACTGCTTGTCAACTTTTCTTTCCCCGCCTGCATCGACGGATATTCCTTTTGTCCTTGTTCGCATGTTTCTCTCTTCAGTTTGCGACTCGGACGCCCATTGCGGGCCTTATATTCATCGGCCCAGGCGTCTAAGTCAAGCCGGTCAAACGCGATCCCTCGTCCTCCAATTGGGATTTCGGTCAAGCCCGGGCGCACTTCGGCGTCAAAACGGTTCCTGTCCATTCCCAGGTAGTCCGGCGCGTCCCGGTGGCGGATGATGCGCGGCGGAATGTTCATGACCTGTCTCCCGGCCATCTCTTCCTTTCCCTGGCGTTCCTGCGCTCGTCTCGTCGGGGGCGCCGGCTCATGGCATCCTCCGGCCTTTTTCTGCTGCAGCTTCAGTGATTGCGCGCCGTATCACGCTCATTTCGTCGTCGCCTTTGATGTTCACGAAAATCACACATTCGCGCATGCTGTTCATGATTTTCACGGTGCCATCCTCAACCAGCAGGCCATAGTCCGTAGTGCGCAGCAGCCGAAGGGCGTCCCCATCTTCATTTAGCGGGTTCCAAAACATTTGAAGACGCCCGGGGAAAGGATTAAGTGGGCAAGCTCCTGAAAATGACAGCGCGCCGATGCCGCACGCCTTCGCCGCCATCTCCAACAGCTCTCGGTCATTTGTGCTCATGATGGCTCCTTGATGATGTCTTTGATGCGCTGATGACCATCGCCGCCATATGGCAAGCACATGCCATCCCAATGCGCTGGCAAATCAGATTCGGTAAGTATCTGGCTGCCAACCCTTACATCAGGATCGCAATCTGGAATCGCTGATGGCGCATGGGTGTTTGCAAGCGCCCAAGCATGATCTTCATCTCTGGCCTCAACAACCATTTCGAATTCCACTGTCACGCGGTAAAGTTTGCTCATGTCGGATCCTTGATGTCCTCGACCTCATCGCCGAACTTACTTGCAACGAATGCCCGCATGGCGGCGATGAGGGGAGTTGGCCCTTCTTGCACAAGATCGCGGCCATTGTTGAAGTCAACATGTGGCGGCATCGAAGCAATCCAAACAGGCGCATCGCCAGAATCTTCTTCGTCGCTTTCATCGGAAAGCCAGATGTGCTCGCGCTGAATCAGAGGTCCTCCGGAAGCCCAATCCGTGGAGAACTTCGGAATTCCTTCGCCGAAAAATCCAACTTCCAACTGCTTGAATTCGGTAATTTCGATATACCGCTGCTTATGCGTTTCCCATTGCTGGTGGCTCTTATAGGGCTCACGTGCGCCAGGTTTTTGCTTAACCGCTAGTCGATAATCTCCACGTTGCTCAAGCCAAAACCGGTAACCTTCAGCCCGCGCCACCCAGTAATCCAGCGCTGCCCCTTCAAGTTCTGCTGTCTTCACTTTTCCCCCTCCTTGATGATGCGGTAGGCGACTATGTCGGCATCGTAGTAGACGTGTAGCCAGTTACGGCCATCCAAATCCTTGAGGCCTAAAATTTCTTCGCCATCTCGGCATCGGACATCAATCTTTGTTCCAGGCGGTACCGGCGATTCGTCATCCCCATCCCACTCAATCCATTCGCTCATGCTCTATCCTTTCTTCTATCGGGGAGGGTGCGGCTGCGGAATGATCCAGGTAGTCACTGGAAGCGGCACAGCGCACAGCGCTTTCACATAGAACTGACCTTTTTCGGTAATGCGGTAATACGTTTCCACAGCTTCGGCCAAGAAGCCATCGCGGCGGAATTCATCAATCGCGTTGCGCACTGCTGGCGCAGAGAAATCTCCGTTGCGATAATCATCTGCTGAAACGTGATAGTGCAGCAGGATGCTAATCTCCAGTGGCGTCATGCTCCTTCCCCCTCCACCGATGGAGCGGCAGCGATCATGGCGCGGTAGATTGACGCGCCGTAGTCTTGATCATCCCTCGAATCGCCAGGGTTGTATTGACGAGCACTATCAGAAAATACTTCGCCACCGATTACAAACATGTCATCGGTTGGATATGCTGGCACCACCACATACCCCTCTGGAATGGCTTTGGAGAGAAGGGCGTCAGCGTTGATGCGAGCCTTGTTCGCCGCTTCATAACGCTGCCAGCCCTGATCTGCGCGCAGAGTTTCGCCAGCTAGCTTGGCATGCAGTGCGCTGATTTCTTGCTCATGCTTCGCCATGGTGGCGCGGGCGTTCTCCAACTCATCCAGCAGCGCAATCGCCACCAGCCCAGCAGGCCCGCATGCTCCTTCTTTGCGCCATTGCTCTGCCTTGGCGATGGCTTCATCTACGGTCATCATCTTTCTGCTCCTTAGAGGCGGCAAGGGCGGCGTCGATGGCGGCGTCTAGCGCTTCTTCGGCCAGGATGGTCTTGAAGTTTTTCGCCCCATCAAGCACCATCGTGACGGTCTCGAATACTCGTGGCTTGCCCTTGCTGATGTTGTACCCGGCCCATGATTCATCGCGCAGCCATCGATACCGCTCCGCATCCAGCCTGTCCGCATCTGCTGCTGGCGGGCGGGTGTAGAGCGGCTCACCTTTGACAAACTTGCCATTTTCCGAATGGTAGTGGTCAAGCTTTTCGGCGTGGAACGAGTACCCATTCACTACCTTGTATCGCCAAGCCACCGGCTGCACTTCTTCTGCTGGCTGGGCGCGACGGTTCCAGGCTGCGATGGCTTCTTCTTGCGTTGCGTAGGTCTTGGGGGTGAGTGGGTTGCCGTAGCAGTTGTCTGTTCCGCACCTCACTGCGTAATGCTTACGAGAGACTCCCCTCGTGCCAACAGGAATTGGAGGCGTCACGCCACAGAATGGGCAATTTTTTACTTCATGCGCGCTCACGATTTACCTCCTTCTTCTGCTGGCGGGCAGAGGGCGGCGCGGGCTTGCCAAGCGCGCCATGCAGTTTGCGTTTTCTCGTCGCCATACGTCCCGGTCGGGAATCGGTGCAGCCTTGTCACGCCGTTCACTTCGCTGGCGATGTGCTCTTCGAATGCCACCCGCTCATCCGCCACCGGCAGCGCCACCGCTGGCGAGGAGGCATTAGCCATCATTGCTTTTCGGCAGTCGTTCCAGCCTTCTGCATATGCGTTTTCCGGTTCAGTGTCGGCGCTCATGTGCGGGGAATCGCGCCAATCAATTTCCTTCGGCACCGGCCCTGCTGGTAGCGCGAGCAATGCGCGAATCGCCTTGGCATGCTTGGCGCAGCGTTCGATTGTTCCTTCGTGCTTCTCCAGCGTACCCAGCAGATCGCGGATTGCTGCTGCATCTTCATCGGACAGCTTGGCTGCTGGTAGCGCGAGCTGGAAGGCGTCGGGGGCAAACACAGGGATTGCATCGCTGCCGTCGTCGCCGCGCTCATGTGCTTCACAAACTTCGTATCCTTCGAAAATCTGGATATCGTTATTTCCGTTGCCGTCCCATCGCTCTGCGTTCCGATAGCGCACGTGGCACAGCGCCTGCCCCTCCTGCGGCTGCAGCACCATGGCGCGCTGGGCGAGGTCAAGCAGAGCTTTCAAGTCCGATACTCGAAACGCCCATGCACAATGATCTGCCGCGCCTCGCATGTCAGAACGCATTTGCTCAATCTTTTCGGTGGTGATGGTGGTCATGGTTGGGTCTCTCTATGGTTTTCTGAAATTTCGGAGCGCCACTTTGTTACTTTGTTGAGCAAACAGGCTTCCGCTGCTATTCCATTCCTGTGATAGCCCCATTTTCGATCCTCAATGATGCAGAGTGCTTCTGCTGCCGACAGTCCGCCGCGCTCAGCTAGGCGCTTCAGCGACTGGCCGTGATTTGCTTGCGCTTGCTTTTCGTGTGGAGCGATCAGGCTCCAAGGGATTTCGCGCAACAGGGTCGATCCCATTATCGGCATCGCAGTCCGGCTCATTTGCCTTCCCCTTGCGCGGCGGCGATGCGGTCCAGTCGGTCGATTTCTGCCAGGATCAGCGCACCGGCCTTTTCCAGATTGCGACGCGGATCCTTGGCTGGCTTCCACCACTGATCTGGCCATGGCCAGCTTAACGGCGCACGCTTCGCCCAAAGAGTTGGTGCTGCCGTGCACATGGCGTAGCACGATGCTGCAATCGCCAATTCACTGTCATCGTGCTGGTCATCGTGCTCAGGCGTCCAACCTTCGACATCCTGCTGACGCTGGCGCTCGGCCAGAACGTCGCGGGCGGCTGAACTCACCTCCCCCAGCCCACCAGCAGGCGCAGTAACGATTGGAGCGCGGACATAGCGCACGTCGTGTTCGCCTTGCGGTGTGCTGCACCACGTAACGTCGCTGTACTCGTCGAATGGAGCGAGCGGATCATCGCCAGCGTTCAGCCAGATTTCAGCGGGCCACGTCGCAATGATCGGATCGACCAGCCCACCAGCAGGCGCAGCGGAGAGGGCGGTAGTAATGACTGCGCGCATGTTGTTGCGGCCCTCTTCTGGCATATGCTCCCAGGGATAATCCAGCGATTCGGCCAACTGCTTTGCCGCTGCATCAATATCCCGGCCGGATGTCGCAGCAGCGACGGAAGGCTTTTTCAATGCCTTCATGGCCTCGTACAGCAGCAGCGTTGCAGTGTTCTCGCCGCCGTGCTTGCCGATCCATTCCTCAATGCGCTGTGCGAGCTGTTGATCCGCCAGGGTGTAGATAGAAGCAACAGAGAGCGCAGTATCTGCCTCTGCGATAGCCTGACGAATTGCGCACTTGACGTTGAACGGATATGCCACGCCGCCAGGGCAATTGGCATTGGCGATCCAATCAATCCGCTCTTCCTCCAGCGCCGCAGCGCGCACGGATGCGGGGGAGTGAGTCATGATCGCGCTGACCATAGCCAGCATGTTCTCTTCGTTCGAGTCTTCTGCGAATGCGTCAATCAGTTCGCGCACTTCAGGGATATCGCAGATGCTCTGCGCTGTCGGCCAGCCGGTGGGGTGGGTCATGCTGCCTCCTCGGTGATGCGGCCTTGGCCGTCGCGTTCGATGTTGTCCGGCAAGAAGCCGCCCAGGGCATCAACCAGCGCGGCCAGAAGCTTATTCATTTCCCCGGTGAACAGCATAAAATCACCGTCGAAGCGCTCATCGGCATTCTTCCCGGTGGCGCTGGCGTCTTCTTTCAGCACGTCCAGCAGCGCGATCTTCTTGATGGACATGTTGTCGGCCAGGGTGAAACTGATCTTGTCGGCCCAGGTGAGTGCCAGGCGCGTGCATTGCTTGCCAGTCTCGATGTGCTGGCGGATCTGGTCCACTTCCAGGCTGTGGCGCACGTACCGCACTGTGGCGTGATTCTCGGCGGTGGAACGCAGCTCTGTATCCTGGTCCACGGTGAAACTGGCCGGGGCCTCGTCGCTGGCCAGCCAGTCCGTCATAGCCGCGCCCGGCGACATCACGGTGCGCACGGTCTCCAGCGGGAACTTCGGCACGGCTTTGAACAGCAGCTTGAGCGCGTCCTCCGCCTTGGCCGGGGTGCTCGAGTCAACCACTAGCCAGCCGTTCACGGGATCGATCCACACCAAAACGCTCGTCAGGCGGGTGAAGGCGCGTGGCAGCAACTCGTCAATGACCTGCTCCTTGAGTTCCTTGGTCTGCTTGCGGCCCGGCGGGAAACCTTGCTGCTCTTCCAGCTCCTTGGCGCGCTCGCGGGTGACTTGGTTGATGACCGACGACGGCAGAATCTTCTTCTCCGTCTGCAGGCGCAGCAGGAACTGGCGATTGACCTGGTGCACAAGGCCGTTGGAGCTCTCGCGCACTGGCACCCAGCCCATGCACTGCATATCCAGGCTGCCCAGGGGGGCGAATGCCTGCGGCGCCAAGTCCATAGCCAGTTCATCTGCGGTGATATTCCAGTGCTTCTGCATGCGGTAGATTTGCGCGTTCTTGAACATGTCGGTCCTTTGGTTGTAGGTGGCAGACAATTACCGGCCGTCGTGCCAGGGCGACCCGCTGGGGCGGCGGGCAGGGGGTTACTCTTCGTGTTCCAGAATGATCTGGGTCTTGATGTGCTCGATGTATTCCTGCGCGCGGCGGCACTTGATGAGCATCTTTCGCTCCAGTTCCAGATCGCGCTTGTACGTGAAGCTGGTATGCCGCAGCGTCGGTGGGATGTGACTGACCTGGTGAATCTCGGGCGGCTCGTACCGGCAAAGTTCCTCAGGCGTGTCCAGCATCAGGTAGTCAACGTGCCACTCGTCGCGGTCATACAGGTGCATGTAGCCCCGCATCTGCCATTCGTAGAGTTGGTCATGGGCGTCCTCCTTCACGCAGGGGAAAGTCTCCAGGCTCCATGAAACCTTGATGTCACGGCCGTAATTCTCGCCGGGCGGAAGGATGTCGGCCTCGCCGGTCAGCACGTCGGTTTCCAAGCGCAAGGTGTTCTTCACGTACCGCTTGAACAGCAGTGCATTCAGCATGTCAATAGCCTGTTGCTCGCAGGCCAAGCCCTTGCGCATGTACTTGGTATCGACCTCGAAACGAACGTCATATACCGACTGCTTCGCTAGCGACTTGAGATATGTCTTGGCGCCGACCGAGAGAGTCTTTTCCCACAGCGGCGCGAGAATGGCCTTGTCCTCGTCGGTCTTCTTCGTCTTGCGGCTGATCTCGGCCAGATCAGGAGTCAGCAGCTCGGGATCAATCTTGACGGCGTCGGTCATGATCTTGCCGATTGAGCTCGGGTGCAGGAGAATCACTTTGCACGCTCCTTCTCGGCGTCGCGCAGTGCGGTTTCCTGATCTGCGGTGACGGTGTTGGAGGCCAATACCTGAGCCACCGTATAGGTTCCTGCCTTGACTGCCGCCAATGCGCGCTTGAAGCCCGCATCGGTGATCTGCGCTGGTGCAGAAGTCTTCTTTGTCTTCTCTGGATTGCCATCGGGATCATCGCCCTTTTCAGACAAGCCGGTAATAGCCTTGAGCGTGTACCTTTCCAGATAAGACACTGTGCTGGCGCGGGCCTGGATCTTGTTCTTCGCCGCGCCATCGTCAGGTGGGCCACCCATCGATACCGATTCCTCGTGGCCGCCGATGTGGCGCAGGTAGCAGGTGACCTCGATCCAATCCTTTTCGTCCTTGGTAAGCTTCCAGGAAGAGCTAAGACCATGCTTCGAAAGCGCTGGCGTGACGGCGGTAACCCAGTCATCCAGCTCCGCATACTTGCGGCCTTGCAGAGGCCCGTTTTTGGTATCGGCGCCTTTGCGCACGGACACGGCTTCGGCCTTGAATGCGGAAAATGCCTGGTCATACTGGCGCTTGGCTTCGGACTTATTGGCCCGGTCCTGCAGGTCCATCAGGCGCTCCAGAGTTTCAATCGGCGCATTGCCCTGCAGAGCGATCTGCATCAACTGCATCGGGCTGGGGGCGGCCATGACTTGAAGTTCTTGCGGCTTGATTTCGGCTACTGCGTTCATGTCTATCCTCAGTCTTTGTTTTGGGCCGGCGGCAGCATTGCTGCGATAGCCGGATCGGGGAACTTGGTGAAAAGGCGCGCCTTCATGTGGGCTTCGGCGGCTCGCTGATTGCGCTCTTCGTCAATCGGTGCGTAGATCGCGCCGGCAAAGAAAGCGGCCAGCAAAATGACGCCCCATACGATTTTCATGATGCCGGCCACACGTGGGCGACGATGGCGGCGTCAACTTCGTCGCGGCGATTCATGGGAAGCTCTGCGATCACGTGGTACGCTGCATCAGGCTCAGTGACCACATACCGGCTGTTCCAGTCGGCCCAGGTCAGCAGGAAGCGGCGGCCGCAGTATTCGGCCTCTTCGCATTCATCGCTTTTCTCGCGCCATTCCAGCTTCACGGCTTCGCCCGGCAACGGCTTCCCCAGCATCCAGTCGATCCAGGCGAGGCGGTCTGGACGTAACTCTTCGTCATTGGCACCTTTGAGCAGGCCGTTCCTGTCTTGCCAAATTAAAAGAGTGAAGCAGTCACCTAAGGCTTGGTCGATATAGGCAAGAAGCGCTTTTTCCGCACAGCGAAGTACCAAATTGTTCTTGGCAACTTTTTTTAGTGCATTGCAGACAAATTTTGATTCGCCAGTCGCTATAGACTCCCGCGCCAACTCCAGCGCCCGCCGTTCGTCCTTGGTCAGTGCCATCACGCCACCCCGCAGCTCTTGAGGAACAGCGAAAGCAGGCACAGAGAACCGAAACCGGCCAGCAGATGCACCAGCACCAGCCAAGCGCGGCGCGCGAAACGGCGTCCGATGCGGCGGATGGTCGGGCGAACTTGCCAACCTACAGTGCGGAGCCATTCGCGGCGGCTCGGTCCGTGTGTGCAGCGTCCAATCATGGTTCTCTCCCTTAGAATTCGTGCCGGCCTTCCACCGGACTTGGCTTTTCGCTCGCAGAGGCCTGGTTGTTCCCGTCGATACGGCGGGGGGGGCTGGGCTTGCATCAGGGACTTCCACCCCTCTGTCCAGTACTGCTAGTGCTGCCGTCTTTTCTGGATCACGGCCCGACGCGGGCAATACAACTCGTCAAAATGAGGACTTCCGCGCTTGTTACATGGCATCCTCCCCTTTGATTTCCCGCCTTTACGGCTGAGGCGGTTACGCCCAAAAAACAGCTATCCAAAATCAGAGCGGGCCGGACACCACCCCGGCATGAGACTGTCGGCACGTCTCTCAGCGATCCCCCGCACAAAGCTGGCAGCGGGTAGAGTCCGTTTCTTCCCCAGGCATACGAGCCCGGCATATTTCCAGTGTTGCGTGTTCTGTGTGACTACCTTCCACGCCGCCGCTCTGATATTGGCCCTGGCCTTTATCGACGCCAGGGCGGTCTACTCACAGGTGCCGCTGTGATACCGGGGCGCTGGCCAGAATCGAATTCGGTGTTTTGTTTCGAAGAACACCCAGGCATGCAGGCCTGTTTGAAACTCCACCATCTAGCCGTAGTCCTGTTGTCCCGGCCTTGCCGGTTCGGACCCGCTATCTGCGGCATCTGCACATGCGTCAGGTTTCAGCGGAGTGGTGGTGCTGCACATGGCAGCGATCAGGATGAGGAGAAGCATCAGCCCTCCAACTGCGACAGCCGCAGCCGCGCTACTGCAATCTCTCGGCACAAAACAGCGCGCTCTTCCGGTGTTGCGTCAGCAACCATTCGCTGCGACATTCCGAGAGAAACGCGGTAGATCCAGATCTTGATCAGGCGGATCATTGCGGGGCTCCTGCGGCGGCAAGGGCGGCGTACATCGGCGCAAGCTGCGTGTTTTCAACAACCACACGATCAGAGCTGTTAGCTCTGAGCAGCTCAATTAGTTCAAGCGCGTTGATCATTTGAGCCACCAGCGCATCATGGCTGTTCACGCAGCGGACGATGTGGGCAGCGTTGGCCTCCGCTTCTTTTAGCCATGTCTGGCGCGCAGTAACGACAGCAAGATTCTTTGAAATGGCGCCGGGCGAATTGTCCGAATGGCAGATTTGAATTCCACTACCATTCAGCTCGCCTACATGCCACGGCGTCGGAGTGTGCTTGTTCATGTTCTTTCCCTTGTTGGAAGAGGGGCGGTTAGGCGCACAGATCAGCGAAGTAGTCGCGCAGCTCACGGACCACATCAATTTCCATGTCGTCGTCGATGATTTTCTTGATCAGATCGACTGTGAACTCGCGATCCGCCACGTCGTTGACGACTTGGACGATGATTTCAGTGATGTTTTTGTACGGGTAATCGCTTTGCATGCCAGCATCCAGAATCGCGTCAGCAATTTGGCCGGCATCAACGACAAATTTGATTTCCATGTCAATTCCCTCTCTATGCGTGGTGATGGTCAGGCAGTCAGGCGAGCGAAACGCCGCGCTTCGCCGTCAGCTCATTGGCCGGAAAAATCGACCCTTCGGTATAGCGATTGATCGCATGTTGAGCGCTAGCGCCGAACTCAGTGCCTACTGCGCTGCCATTGTGAAAAATGGTGTATGCGTACATCTCAATTCCCCTGTGATTGGTGGTCAGAAAGCGCCGACGCCGAGCGCGTCCAGTTGCTGCATGGGATTGCTGAACATGCGGTCCAGCGGGCTGGCAGCGCGGGCCTCTTCTTCCATCGTGTGAGCCCAATTCGCCATGAGCCGCCAGAAGGGAGCGCTTGCTCCGTTGCCGCGAGCGAACTGCACGGCCAGCTCGCGCAGCAGGTCGGCGCAGTCGCCAACGGATTCAGCGGAAACGCCGCGATCAACCAGGTAATCCTTGGCCGGCTCGTCGCTGTTGGCGAATGCCTTGATGTGGCGCTCAACGTCCGAGGAAGACAGATCCACAGCCAGGCGGCCGAGCGGCTCCATTCGGTCGTATTGGCGCTGGGCGCTGGTAAGTCCTTGCATCGCTCTCTCCATCTGTGTGTGCTGCGTCGATGGAGTGAATCTTAAAGTAAAACTTGTAATGCAACAAGCAATACTTGTATTTAAAGTCGAACTTTATTAGATTCTCTAGCTATAAGCTAAAGAGAAATTTGTAAATTTATGAATAAAGGAATTTAGGCGCAAAAAAACCGCCCGAAGGCGGTTTGTGACGCACTGTATTTACTATTGGTATTGCCCGTTATACAAGCATTGCGGAAGAACAAAATTGTAAAGTGCGCGCCCGCTATGCATATAGGCTGGATCTTCAAAAACCAGCCGAATTGCAATTTCTCGGAATTCTTTTGGCACTTCGTGATAAGCGGCCGTCATCTGCCTGGCGAGTTCTGGGGTCCCATTGTTGTCGCGTGCGGCCGCGGCAGCCTCAAACACTGACGCCTTCAGTGAGCACATGTGCGGGTCCCCTTGCACTTTCCTGTCATAAAACAACTTTTTGTTGTCGTCGTGGCTTGCCGGAGCCTCATAACCAATATTGGAAAAATTACCTTTTACGCAAGGATTCCCAACGCTGGATTCCGTTTCTTTGCTAGTTTGCCGTCCGTCAAATACTGCGCGCGAATACGTGATCCAGTAATTGAGGGTTTTGTTGTCGGCCCCCAAATGAGCCAAAGGTCCAGCTATGTTTGCTTCGATTTTATCCCAGGAAACCTTGTTTTCGCGCCAGGTCGGAATGCTTGAAATCATTGCTCTCAGAATATTGCATTCGCCAGTCAAGCTTTGGTCTGTGATCGGATCTGGCGCCGTTTTTTCCAGATCTGGCTGAGCAGGTGGTATCGGTGAAGTGATGACTTTGGCGGCTTGTGATGAATGTTGCGTTCTGGGCGGCGCGCTACTGAAGTCGGCGTACAAAATCGCAACAAGCACGATAACAATAACGCCTATTTCCAAATTTTTACTGTTCATGGGGTTGTTTGAAAGGTTAGAGTGCTCTGCTTTGCATATAGATCACCTGCCCAATAATAATGCAGCTTGCGCCCTTACAAATCTGTTTTGGGTAATTCTTCTGGTCTGGATTGTCTGAGACCAGCCACCATTCCCTATTTTCGCGGCATAGGCGCTTGATCACATCCTCACCATCAAAATTGACTGCATAGACGTGGTTGTCTTTTGGTATGCGGTCGGCCGTGTTGATGACTACCAGGTCGCCATCGTCCAGCTTTGGGCGCATGCTTTCGCCGCGGATCTTTAGGGCAATCAGGTTTTCCGCGAAATACCCATGCCGCTCCAGCCATTCTTTTTGAAACACAATCGGCATCCCCTCGCCGCGCTCGGGCTCAATGGCGAACCCGCTTATCCCCGCTGATAACTTAAGTCGCACTGTTTTTATTGTCACAAAGTCTTGGTCATCGGGATCGTAAGCCCGAACCGGAATATACGACTCCGGCAGCCGCAACGGCTGCTCAGTCTCGCCTTGCACACCGGCAGGTACCTCTTCCCCGAAAAGAAGCTCTTTTTCCGTGATCCCGAAGTAGTCGGCTATTTGCTGAAGACGATGGGCGCGGGGCGTCCGGCCTTGGGCAACCCATTGTTGGACCGCTTGCGGAGTGACGCCACAAAAGGCCGCCAGGGCGGACATGTTGCCGCCGTCTTTTGCCTGTAGCAGTTGCTGAAGTCGATTCTTAAATTCCATCGCGCGATGGTACAAGCTCACCTTGTAAATGTCGCTTAAAGAAATACTTGTATTCATACAAGTCTGCCTTTAAACTGCGCATATGGAAACCTCAATTGAAAAGGCCTGCCGCTTGGTGGGCGGACAAACAGAGCTTGCCGAGAAGGTGGGCGTGACTCCACAGGCCGTCCAGCAATGGGTGGCTCGGAAGTCCGCGCCGGCCGAGCGGTGCCTTTCGATCGAAGCAGCAACTGACGGAGCCGTGACCAGGTTTGAACTACGGCCGGACATATACGGGCCACCCGTCCGATCTGCATAAATTTTCCAAAGTCATGAGTTTTCATGACTTTTATTTTCGGCAAAAACCGACCCTCAACGACAGTCAATTCTGATGAGACAGCTTGAAATGCCTATCAAACGTGAACTCAAGCCCATCCCTGAAAGCAAGTGGGAGACCTGGACCAGCGAGGCGAAGGTCATTGGCGACATGCTAAAAACCAGCGGCCTGCAGGACAAGACCGTCGCGCTGGAAATTGATGTTGATGCGGCGCTGCTTTCGAAAGCTCAGAACGGTGGCGCACGCTTGTCCGAGAAGCACATGGATGCACTGATGGACGCCTGCGGTAGCGAGGCATGGTTGCACTACTGGATGTTGAAGCGCGGATACGACCCGCGTTGCCTGCGGCGCCTGGAAAACGACCTTGAGCGCGAAAACCGCCTGCTGCGCGAGAAGCTGGAAAAGCTGGAATCCGAGCAAGAAGTGGTCATCCGCTTCCTGAAGAAAAGCCACGCACTGTAGGAGCTTGTATGACCGCCATCGACATTTCCAAGGTATCAAGCAAGGCCATGATCAAGGAGCTTTCCTCGCGCGGCCGGAAGTTGGGCCAGGAGGGCATGGACCGTGCCGAGGCTGCTGCTGACTGCTGGATGGATAGCGTCATGCCTGTCTTTCGCGATTGGCTGATGGTCCGCACCGAATCGTTCGCTATCGAAGAATTCCGCATCTGCTTGCTGGAGCATCGCCCTGAATTAATGCCTGAGTCGCACAAAGCATGGGGCCCCTTTACTCAAGCAGCTGTGAAGCGCGGCCTGATTGCGCCACTTGGCAGCCGCCGCGCAGCTTCGCAAGAAACGCACGGCAAGCCGGTCGGAACTTATCAGCGGGCTTTCGCATGATCCAGTCCAAGCGCCGCCCCGAGCGCATCGCCTTGCGCGTGCACAAGGGCTGCCTCGTCCCAGCCGATGGCATCAGCCAGCAGCGCCTGCGCGCGCGCAAGTACCACCTGGGCGACATTCTCTTCGCCGAGATCCGCAAGCCACGCAATCCGAAGTTCCACCGCCTGGCGCACCAGCTGGGCATCGTGCTGGCCGAGAACATCGCGGCCTTTGAGGGCATCGGCCCGCATGACGTCCTGAAGAAGCTGCAGCTCGAGGGAAACATCGGCTGCGAGGAAGTCGTCGCTGAAATCCCTGGCCTGGGCGAGATCAAGATTCGCAACCCCGTCTCCCTCTCTTTCGAGTCAATGGAGGAGGGTGAGTTTCGCCAGGTCATCGGCGCCATGTGCGCGCACGTGTCCGCCAAGTACTGGCCCGGCATGTCGCCTGAGCAGATCGAGCAAATGGCTTCTGTCTACGTGGAGCCGACATGATTTCCCGCTCCCAACTCACCCGCAAGAAGCCGATGAAGGCCGGCGGTGGACTCACGTCAAAAAAATTTGACCAAGCCTGTAGGAATGCGCTGTCAGGGCTGACGGCAAAGGCCGACAAGCCCAAGAAGATCAAGTCGAAGAAGTGCAGCGCCTGCAAGGAGGAATTCATCCCCCAGCGCCCGCTGCAGGTCGCCTGCAGCACGCTGTGCGCCATGAAGGTGGCCGACACCAAGCGCGAGAAGAAAGAGCGCGAGCAGATGCGCGCCGACCGTGTGGTGGCTCGCGCCAAGAAGGAGGCCAACAAGGGCTACTGGCAATTGGTGAAGGAGGCTCAGGCGGCTTTCAATGCATACGTGCGCTTCCGCGACGTGGTGGTGCTGGGCCAGGGCTGCATTTGCTGCGGCAAGCCTTTCACGCCGAACAAGCCAGGTGGATCGGTCGATGCCGGCCACTACATCAGCCGCGGCGCCGCACCTCATCTTCGCTTTGACGAGCGCAACGTTTTCGCCCAGCGCAAGGGCTGCAACCGTCCTGGCGGGACAACTAAGGCCGGCTTGCGCGCCGGCGTCGAGAAGCGCATTGGCTTTGAGGCTCTGGAAGCCCTGGAGGCCGCGCAGTACCAGACAAGAGCCGATTGGACCCACGACGACCTGCGGACCATCCGCCGGCTCTACCAACTGAAATTGAAGGACTTGCGTGCCAAGCACGCGGAAGGATAGGCGTCATAAATGGCTGGGGACTGGATCAAGATGCGCACGGACCTCTTTACACATCCGAAAGTTGTCCGAATTTCGTCCGCATTGAAAGCGGACAGGCTTCGGACTGTTGGCGGACTCATGTCCGTTTGGTGTCTGTTTGATGCCCACTCCGTTGACGGACAACTGGAAGGCTATAGCTGCGAGACGTTGGACGAAATGGTCGGGTGGTCAGGCTTCTCTGCGGCAATGAAATCTGTTGGCTGGCTGGATGAAACCGCTGAAGGCCTTGTACTGCCTGACTTTGAGGCCCACAACGGCCAATCTGCGAAGCGGCGCGCGCAGGATGCTGACCGCAAAAGGGAAGGACGTTTGTCCGCTTCCGATGCGGACAAAAAGCGGACTAGAGAAGAGAAGAGAAGAGAAGAGAAGAAAGAAGAAAAAAAACAAACAAAAAGCGACGCACCGCCTCCGGCAGTGCTGCCCGATTGGCTTCCTCTCGACTCCTGGCAGGGATATCTGGACATGCGCGCCAAGAAGCGCAAGCCGCCTACACCGCACGCCGTTGACCTGCTGCTGCGCCAGTTGAGCAAGATGCGCGACGCTGGCCAGAACATCGCGGCCGTGCTGGACAAGTCCACCGTGAACGGCTGGACCGACGTGTACGAAATCAAGGGTGGCTCAGGTGGCGCCCCCGCTGGCGAACAACAGCAGTTCGGCGCGGCCGGCCAGGCCACCGCCCGGGCGGCACAGCAATGGATGGAGAACGGCAATGCATGACAGCGACAAATCCAGGTTCGGCGCGATCCTGATCGGTATTGCCGACTACTACGGCAAGCCGCTTTCGCCCGGCGTTATCGCCCTGTACTGGGAAGGGCTAAAGCATTTTGACCTGCGGGCGGTGGAAAAGGCTCTGTGGGAGCACACGCAGAACCCGGACACCGGTCAGTTCATGCCCAAGATCGCAGACGTCGTGAAGATGCTGCAGGGGCGGACCACTGACCAGGCCGCCATTGCTTGGTCCAAGGTTGACCAGGCAGTGCGCCGCGTCGGCACCTACCGAGACGTGGTTTTCGATGACCCGATTATCCATCGCGTGATCGACGACATGGGCGGATGGATCAAGCTTGGCACGCTGACCGAAGACGAATGGCAGTTCTTCGGCAACCAGTTCCGCACCCGCTACCAGGGCTACCGCATCCGCAACGAGGTTCCTGAATACCACCCGGTGCTGATCGGGATTGCAAACGCGCAGAACGGCAAGAACGGCATAAAGGGTCAGGAGCCCATATTGATCGGAAATGAGGCCAAGGCGGCGCAAGTGCGGCTTGGTGGCACCAATGCACCACTACTGGCGATTAAGCAGGCCAGCGAGTTCCTGGGAACGCCTGAGCGTATCGCTGCGGCATGAGATGCCTTGACTGCTCCCATATGACATCAGGCGACAGCCCGGGTAGCAAGGAGATGAGCCGGCATGGGTTCAGCCTCTGCGACAGGGAGCGAAGCAACGCGCACTACCGGAGCATGACGGCGGAAAGAGAGTGCGGGAAGTTTGAGAAGGTGTCGGCCAAGGAGCTGGCGGAAAGAACGGAATGGATCAACAGGAAGGGAGCGAAGAAATGAAGCATCAAAACGTTGAGGAGCGCACCAGCGATATTTGCGCGTTTTGGCTTGGGGTGTCCGACGTTCGGGATTTGGACTTGGATGCCGTTTTTGACGATCAACTTGGCCTGAGCAAGATGGACATCATCATCAGTCTTGAGGACGAGTTCGAAATCGGAATCACTGATGACGATGCGGACAAGATCAAGACCGTCCGCCAGGCCATCGAATACATCAAGGGGCTCTGACCATGGCCAAGAAGCCCCGAAAAAAAGCATACAAGCCGCGCGGCGTGATGCCGAATTGCCTGGACTGGGCAATCGCCGGCGCGCACACCATGACCGAGCAGCAGCAGGCCCAGTTCCTGGCGCCGGTCGATGCTGGGATTGACCTGCTGCGCCAGGGCCGGGCGACCAGGGACGACTGGAACGACGTCGCCAACGCCATGAACGTGGCCACTGCGCTTGCGCACTTCCAGATCGGCCCGAACCTGCTGCCGGCCATCGAGGCAGCGCAAGACGCCCTCAAGGCTGTGGCCGCCCGGATGATCCAGCGCGGTACCTCGACCTGCTACGCCGCTGAACTGGACGCCATCCGCGAAGGCCGGGAGATGTACCGCGCCCAGCTAAAGGTCTGCACGCAAGGAGAATCCAGCCGCGCCATCAAGCGCGTGAAGGACATGCACCGTTCTGGCGCCATGGAGGACATGGCAAAGCTGTTCAACAACATGCGGCCAGCCAGCCGCGAGGAGATTGCAGCATGAAAAAGCGCCCTTTGGACGAAAGAGTCCTGTCGTTTCTCGGATGGAACAAGAATTTCACGATTCCAGGCCTGGCCGTGAAGCTCAAGGAGCCAGTTGAGAACGTGGCCGCGAGCGTGAAGCGCTTGGTTGATGAGGGCCTAGCGCATCGCGTGCAAGGCACCAAGTACGAAAGCTACCACGCCACCACGGAAGCGAAGGATGACCCCGCCGGCCATCGATACGTTCCGCCCTTCCGCGAGCTCAAGGGGTATGACATGGGCCGTCTTCAGCGCTCTTGCGAGGGCGCCCGCAAAGCCGAAACCGGTATGGCGTAACTGCCATTGTTTAACAAAAAGCAACTAGGAGAGATAGATGAGCATGAAATTGACAGACGTCTACACCATGAAGCAAAAGCCGGCGCGCGAGGGTGTGTATCGCGTAGTTTTGAAGTGGGATCGTAATTATGAGGCCTACTCCGCGTTCCGCGATGGAAAGTGGCGTTCGTGGAGTTACGACAAAGATACCGCCGCAAAGCGTGACCGCTACCCTTCGCAGGACGCTTATGACGGCAGCATCGTAGGCTGGCGCGGCCTGGCCGAGAATCCGGAAGGCGGTGCAGCATGAGCGCCGCCACCCTATTCGACCAGGTGATCAACACCCTGGCCCTGACGAACGACGCCGGCCTGGCGCGCGAGATGTATGTTGCTGCGCCGGTGATCAGCAAGATGCGCCACAACCGCATCCCTGTTGGACCGATGATGATCCTCCGCATCCACGAAGCCACCGGCTGGCCCACTCGGCAAATCAAGGCTGTGATTGCAGGGGAGGGCGCATGACTGCCCTCATCAAGCATTTTGAGCGCAACGTCGTCGGCACTGATTACGCGGTCGGCGACATCCACGGCTGCTATAGCAAGCTTGAGCGCGCCCTTGAGACTTTCTTTGACCGCACAAAGGACCGGCTGTTCTCGGTCGGCGATCTGGTTGACCGCGGCCCGGAGAACGAGCGCGCCGAGGAATTCCTGGCCTATCCGTGGTTCCACGCTGTCAAGGGCAACCACGACGACATGGCCGAGCGCTGGCCCGAGGGCAACATGCAGCGCGACTGCTATTCGCTGAACGGGGGCGCCTGGAACATCGCACGCACGCTTGCCGAGCAGCGCCAGACAGCCGCCGCCATGTCCGTCCTGCCGTTGGCAATCGAAGCCGAGACCATCGGCGGCCTGATCGGCATCGTGCATGCCGAGTGCCCGCCGATGGAATGGAGCCAGTTCCGCGCACTGCTGCTGGCATTCGGCGAATTGAGCCGCAAGGACCAGCGCGCGGTTGAAGAGCATGTCATGTGGTGCCGCGACCGGATCACCGAGAAAAACATCAAGCATGTCCAGGGCGTGCGCGCCGTCATCTGTGGCCACACGCCGGTGCGCCACCCGGTGGTGCTGGGCAACGTCCACTACATCGATACCGGGGCCTGCTTTGATTATCGCTTCACGTTCATCAACCTCGACACGCTGGAGACCTTCTCATGATCGCCGCCATCCCGACCGAAGACAGCATGACTGTCAACTATCCCAAAGCGCATCCTGTGCCGGTAACCATCAGCATCACCGTGCGCTGCGAAGATCCAGCGGAAGTAGTGCGCCGTGTTCGCGCAAAGTTCGGCCCGCTGACCTGCCTTTCCTGCGGCGCCAAGACCAACTCCTCCGGCGAACTGCCGTGCGGTCATTGAAGGGGAAGCCATGAAATTTTTCGACTACCTCAATGTTGCAATTTTCTCTTCGAATGTATTTTTGGCAGCGTCTTCCGATCCTCACGCGGCCATGGGTTGGTTGGCGGCGGTCATTCTGTACGTTGCATGGGCGAAAGAAGTGAATAGACGTTCTAAGGTGTCGGGTTGAGTCGGGCATTCGACAAATTGATCGCCGCGCTGGTGCGAGAGGGCAAAGAACCATCCCGCGCGCTGCCATCGAAGTATTACGGCCGGCACGGCGACCCGGCCAACCACGTTGAATTTGAATCAGAAATCCGGCGCCGTCAGGCTGCCAAAGCAAAGCGAAAGGGGAAGTGATGAACTTTGCAGTATTGCTGCTTTTCTTCAATTGCGTTGGCCTGCTTATTGTGATTCTGATAGCCGAGGATTTGCGCAAAGCTCGAAATATGAGGTTGGATCTGATGGCGAAAGATGTGGAGCGCCAAAGAAAATCTGAAGAGGCGCGAAGACGCAGGAAGTTTATTAGAAACATGCACGATCCTGAGTTCGCCAAGATCTGGAACGCATCAAAACGACTTGAGAAAGAAACTACGAAAGGGGCTAGCGATGAATGACCGGATGAGCGACAAAGAGCTGGACGCCTACTGCGAAGAGTGGGTCTGGTGGTGCTATACCCGCCGCTTTTACCTGCAGCCCGGCGCGCAGAACATCCTGGCCCGCATGCAGCCGGCGAAAGTCAAGGAGCCGCCCAATGCGCGCAACAGTGCCGAGATGCAGTATTTCAACATGGCGATTCATGCCATGTTTGAGATGGATGAGCACAAAGAACTTGCCGAGTGCTTTGCGCTTCTCTATTTCAAGAAAGATGATCGCGTAAAGGTACTGCTAAAAGAACAAGAAATTTCCAGAAAAACCTACTACAACCGCGCTCGGTCATTTGTTAGAAAGGCCATGTCGCTGGGACGAAGCTTTCAAGTGGCCAGCGAAAAAATGCGCGTGTCCTGCCAGGAGAGCGCTCATGAAACAATGTGATTTTGTCCAATTCATGCAGCCAGTTCAAATACCTGTAGCATTGAGCATGTTGCCGAATGAAGATTCTCGCAAAATAGTCGAGGAAATGTTTCCTGAAGAATCGCCAAATAACAGAAGGCGACGATATTTACGCGAAATGGTTTTTGGAATAGTGTTCCATGATCGGATATTAAACTGTCGCTAAAGCTTAGCTTAGGAGGAAATTTTGGTGGAAAATGAAGAATTGACTTTGGCGCAAATTATTCGGGGATTCATCCTCAGTCCTCTTAGCATCGAAGATAGCGCAAAAGGGCTTGCTTCTTACCTTTCGAGGAAGCCGAACACTTATGTTTTAGTTGATCGTATTGAGGGCACCGTCGCTTATTTCATTCAAGAAGTGAAACTTGATGATTTTGAAAATTTTAGGATGCGCGGCTACATGGGGAGCCCTTGGCGGTATGAGAAGAGTAGTTTTGAAATTGATTTTTCCAGGAAAAATGTGTAAGTAAAAGTAGTCAAAATAATTTTTAGATCTCTTCAATTTCACCCTTAAAATACGGGTCATTCAGATAGTCTGAAAAACTGTCAGAAAAATTCCGGCCACTTTGCAGATAGCTCTGGGCCGCACAAGCCCTGCCAATCGGCGGGGCTTTTTGCGTCAATACGCATGCTGATTTCGGCCATACGCGGAGGCTAGGGACGACGTGAGTTTCCGTTCCCGCGAGGTCAGCATCCTTATTGGTGCAAGCGCAGGCTGATGCGCAGCGAAGATCAGAGTCGATAAGGGCGAAAGCCCCCAACCGCGCCCGATAGACGCTGAATCGGGCAAGCCGGAGATCAGCACCGGTCACCAATACCATTTGTGCGGCCGTAGCTCAATGGCAGAGCTGAAGCCTTCCAAGCTTAAGACGAGGGTTCGATTCCCTCTGGCCGCTCCAAGGGCAAAAGCCGAATATTGGTTAAGTCGGCGCGGACTGTAAATCCGTAGCGTGCTAGACACGGTGGAGGTTCAATTCCTTCTTTGCCCACCAGATCATTTGCTCCTCAGCCTCCACCGCTGACTTGCCGCCTCCTGGCGGCTTTTTTATTCGAGGTGCCGCGATGGCCGCCAGTGAAATCAAAGTCGAGTTTCGTTTCACCTGGTGGCTGCGGCTGTATCTGCGCGGCGTGATCTTGTTCGCCGTGGTCACGCGCCAGCGTCCCGACGAGAAGAAGCTGGCGTACTGGATCAGCAAGGGGCTAAAGCAGCGAGTTGTTCCCCGCTAGCCGTCACTCGGGAATAAGGGCGGCAGACGCGCACGAGGACGAGGCCGGTCTGTCTCCTGGCGCAACGCCAGTCTTTTACGGCGCGGGGCGCGTCACTTAATAGGAAATCATCATGGCGCAGGATAAGAAGGCGCCGGACTGGGAACGCATCGAAGCAGATTACCGGGCCGGCCTGTTGTCGGTTCGAGAGATTGCCGCATCGCAAGGCATCACCCATGGCGCAATCAACAAGCGCGCCAAGCGTGACGGATGGGAGCGTGACCTTACCGCCAAGATCCGGGCCAAGGCTGATGCGCTGGTATCCAAACGCGAAGTATCCAAGTTGGTATCCGCTGAGAAGGTGGCTACCGATAAGGTGATTGTCGAGGCCAACGCCGAGGTGATTGCCGGTATCCGCATGGCGCACCGTAGCGATATCCGTCGCAGCCGGGCCCTGGCCATGTCGATGCTGGAAGAACTGGAAGTCCAGACGACGGACCTGGATCTGTTCCAAGAGCTTGGCGAGATCCTGCGCTCCGAAGACGAGCGCGGCAACGACAAGCGCAACGACATTTACAACAAGGTCATCGCCAACGCGGGCCGGGTTGACAGCATGAAGAAGCTGGCGGAAACGCTGCGCATCCTGATCGGCCTGGAGCGCGAGGCCTACAACATCTCGCCGGACGACGGCGCTGGAGAGAACAAGGCGCCCTCGGGCCTCTCGCACTTCTATGGAGACGACGAGTAAGCCCAGCCTCAACCCGGCACTGAAACCGTTCTGGCTGAAGAAGGCGCGCAACCGCGTGCTGTACGGCGGCCGGGCCTCTTCGAAATCCTGGGATGCTGCCGGGTTCTCGGTCTACCTGGCCGACAACTACAAGCTGCGCATCCTGTGCGTGCGCCAGTTCCAGAACAAGATCGAGGAATCGGTCTACACGCTGCTGAAGCACCAGATTGACCGGTTCGGCCTGATGTCCCGGTTCCGGATCATGGACAACAAGATCCTGAACCGCGAGACCGGCAGCGAGTACCTGTTTTACGGCCTGTGGCGCTCCATCGATGAAATTAAGTCCCTGGAGGGCGTGGACATCCTCTGGATTGAGGAAGCCCACAACCTGACTGAGGAGCAGTGGAAGATTCTTGAGGCGACCATCCGAAAGGAGGGCTCGCAGATCTGGATCATCTTCAATCCGCGCCTGGCCACTGACTTTGTTTACAAGCGCTTCGTGGTGAATCCGCCGCCGAACACGGTGGTGCGCAAGATCAACTACGACGAAAACGGTTTCCTCAGCGAAACCATGCGTCAGGTGATCGCCGCGGCCAAGGAAGAGGACGAAGAGGAATACGGCCACATCTATCTGGGCGTGCCGCGCCAGGATGATGAGGGCGTGGTGATCAAGCGCAAGTGGATCATGGCGGCGATTGATGCCCATGTGAAGCTTGGCATTGAGCCCACTGGCAGCCGGAGGATTGGCTACGATATCGCCGACAGCGGGGAAGACAAGTGCGCTGAAATCTACGCGCATGGCTTCCTGGCCTCCTGGTCCGACCAGTGGAAGGCCGGCGAAGACGAATTGCTGAAGTCCTGCACTCGGGTGTTCAACGATGCCATCGCACGCAATGCCGCGGTCAATTACGACTCCATCGGTGTCGGCGCCTCGGCTGGCGCGAAGTTTAAGGAGCTGAACGAGGCCCGGCGCGACGGCAAGCGCGTGCGTTATAGCAAGTTCAATGCCGGTGCGGCCGTCTTCAAGCCCGAGCAGATCTATGCCAACAGCCAGACCAAGAACAAGGACATGTTCGCCAACCTGAAAGCCCAGGCTTGGTGGCTGGTGGCTGATCGGTTCAAGAACACGTACAACGCGGTCACCAACGGCGCGCAGTTTGAGCCTGACGAGCTGATCAGCATTTCCGGCGACATGCCGAACCTTGAGCAGCTAATTGACGAGTTGTCCGCCCCCAAGCGGGACGAGGACAACACCGGCAAGGTCAAGGTGGAAAGCAAGAAAGACCTAGCGAACCCCAAGCGCGTCGGCGGACCGATTCCATCGCCGAACTTGGCAGACGCATTTATTATGGCCTTCGCCCCTGTGCAAGCGCCGATGGTTATCAACGCAACGGTATAAGGCGCACATGAGCAAGATGATGGGATGGCTGCAGCGAGTCTGGCTGGCGGCCACCCAAGGTGCGCCCGCGCCGGCCGAGCAGCCAAAGCAGGAGCCGCAGCGCGCCATGCGCATCAGCCCGACGTTGGTGGCGCTGTCCGCCCGCGACATCAGCGTGACTCCGCAGCAGGAGCACAAGCCCTACGAGCCGCCGCCGGGCGTGATCCCCGAGGGGAAGAAAGCCGACGCGCTGGCCATGGACGCCACGCCATACGATTACGTCAACGACGTGTTCTGCCATGCACACTTCCGTGGCTACCCGTTCCTGGCCGCGCTGACTCAGCTCCCCGAATATCGCAAGATGTCGGAAACCATCGCCAAGGAGATGACACGCAAGTTCATCAAGATCCTGGCTGTGGGCGATGAGGATAAGTCGGACAAGATCAAGCAGATCGAAGAGGCGCTGGTTCGCTTCCAGGTGCGCGACGTGTTCCGTCAGGCCGTGGAGATGGACGGCTTCTTTGGCCGTGGGCAGATCTACATCGATGTGAAGAAGCCTAGCGGCGAGATCCCGGCGCGTGACGATGCTGACGAGTTGGATTCCCCGCTGCTGCTGGACAAGGCCAAGATTCCCAAGGGCGCGCTCTTGGGGTTCCGCGCCGTGGAGCCCGTCTGGACCTACCCCAGCCAGTACAACACCGTCGATCCGATGGCGCCGGACTTCTACAAGCCGACGCGCTGGTTTGTGATGGGCAAGATCGTGCATGCCTCGCGCCTGCTGATGTTTGTCTCCCGCGAGGTGCCGGACCTGCTCAAGGCCACATACAACTTCGGCGGCCTGTCGCTGTCGCAGCTGGCCATGCCCTACGTGGACAACTGGCTGCGCACCCGGGACAGCGTTTCTGACGTCATCCACTCGTTCTCGACCTCGGGCATCCGCACCAACATGCAAGACGTGCTGCAGGGCGCCAGCGCCGATGACCTGGTGAAGCGCGCGCAACTGTTCAACAACATGCGCGACAACCGTGGGCTGCTGCTACTGGACAAGGACTCGGAAGAGTTCTTCCAGTTCAACGTGCCACTGAGCAGCTTGGACAAGCTCCAGGCCCAGGCACAAGAGCAGCTGTGCGCGGTCAGCAGCATCCCGCTGGTGAAGTTCTGGGGCATCACACCCACCGGACTGAATGCATCCAGCGAAGGCGAGATTGAGGTTTTCGACGACGAAATCCTGAGCCAAAAGAAGCTGTATTCGGACAACGTGAAGGTGATGCTGGACGTCATCCAGCTGTCCGAGTTTGGCGAGATTGATCCGGCCATTTCGTTCGAGTGGGAGGCCATGGCCGAGATGAGCGAAATCGACTCTGCGACGATCAACAAGACGAATGCCGAGACGGACAACATCCTGATCACGGCCGGCGTCATCAGCCGGGACGACGCGCGCGAGCGCATCATTGCGGACCCGAAGAGTGGGTACACGGCCCTCGAGGCCAACCCGGACATTGAGGACGACCCCGAGGAATATCCGGCTGACGACGATCAAAATGGCAATGAATAAGATCGTCTCGCCCACCGGCAAGCCGGAAACAGTGAAGCCTGTTCAGGGCAATGCCGGCATCGAAGCGCGGTATCGCAAGAAGCTGGACCAGCTGGTCGCTGAGATGAACGACTCAATCCTGTACTGGTTGTCGGCCGCGTACAAGGCGAACCCGCCCGAGGCGCTGGCCACCGACGAGAGTCCGGCCATGGCCATGCGGTCCGCCATGAGCAAGGTTGCGCGCCGCTGGCAGGCCAAGTTCGACAAGGGTGCTGACAAGCTAGCCGACTGGTTCGCCCGGGAAACTCGGGACTACAGCGACGGTACGCTGCAGGCGATCTTGAAGGAAGCCGGGTTTACGGTGAAGTTTCAGAACACGGCGGCCATCAACGACGTCCTGCAGGCCATCATCGGCGAGAACGTCGGCCTGATCAAATCCATCGCCAGCCGCAACCTGACCCAGGTGCAGACGGTGGTGATGCAGTCGGTGCAGCAGGGCCGCGACCTTGCCACGGTTACGAAGAACCTGCAACACGAGTTCGGCGTGACGAAGCGCCGGGCAGCGTTGATCGCCAGGGATCAGAACAACAAGGCCACAGCCACGATCACGAAGACGCGCCAGCAGCAGCTGGGCATCACCCAGGCGAAGTGGCGGCACAGCGGTGGCGGCAAGGAGCCGCGCCAGTCGCACCTGCACGCTGACGGCAAGGTGTACGACATCGAGAAGGGCATGTACCTGGACGGGAAATGGACTTGGCCGGGCGTTGAAATCAACTGCTTCCCGGCAGATTCAGTAGTTGAATTCGCGGCAGGATGCAAAAAGCTTTGGCGTAGATGGTACAGCGGTAACTTGACCAAGATCGTTACGGCCTCTGGTAAAACGATCAATGCGACTCCGAATCACCCAATACTTACCAAGCGCGGGTGGCTGGCTATTAAGGACGTCGCAATTGGTGATGATGTAGTCAAAGTTGCCGATCAGGTCTTCGATGGAATCGAAGCAGATGTAAAGGCTTTTCCATCCACGTTCGGCCAAGTATTTGATGCGGTTTCTCGTTACGTCAATTCGGTGGCCAGCATTGCCGGCTTTCAATTCCACGGTGACGCATCCGATGGCGAAGTCGAGACTATAGATGTCGACGGCTTTTTGCCAAGTGAAGTTGAGGCCGCGTTGTGTCAAAAGGTCTGCGAACTCTTTTTCGCCAATGCCAATCATGTGTTCGTAGCCAACGGATTGGAGCCCGATAGCGCGCTTTATGCGGCCGGCCACAGGTTGTTTAGTTCCTCGGAGAGCATCGTTCGCGGCTTTAGTACGCTTCTGCCTTTGCTCAAAATCGGTAGCGGACATGCTGATGCGATTTGCCTCGGATTGAGTTCTGATTTGCACTCCGCGTTCGATAAGGCGAAGGCGGATGCTAGTTCGAGTTGCGCCGTAGCGATTGGCAATCTCCAGCTCGCTCAGTCCGGATTGGTAGTCGGCAATGATTTGATCATCAGGGAGCTGCTTGCGATTTGGAGCAGGGCGTCCATTTTTTGGAATCGATATTCCGAGAGCGCGGATTCGCTTGGAAAGAAGGTCTGCATTGAAACCAACAATCGGAGCAGCCTCTTTCAAGGTCATGCCTTCTCCTATCAGCTTGATCGCGTGGTCGATGTGGTGTCGCTCGGGGGATTTGCGGGGCATGTTTATAACCTCGAAACAGGGTTGAGTTGGTACACATCAGATTCCTACATTGCTCACAATTGTCGTTGTACAGCACAGCCAATTATACCAGGCTTCATCGAATAACCAAGCGCCTCCGGGCGCTTTTTTTACGCCTACAGCATGCAACTGAACTTCAAGCCTGAAGCGCTGGCCTTTGACCGCGCCACCGTGCGCAGCGTCGACGCCTTCGGGAAGATGCATGTCGAGGTGTCGAACATCAGCAAAGCAGCGGTCAACCCCTACATCGGGCGTGAGATTCCGCGCTGGGAAGAACTCGGCCTGGACCCTGACCGCGTCTACATGCTGCTGCGCGACCCGGATGAACTGGCCCGGGCGGCGCCGACGTTCAACAACCTGCCGCTGCTGTCCAAGCACGTTCCGGTGTCGGCCGAGAAGCCGTCCAAAGAGCTGGTCGTTGGATCCACCGGTACCGATGCGTGCTTCGTAGCCCCCTACCTGCAGAACTCGCTGGTGATCTGGGATGCCGTGGCCATCGCTGGCATCAACCTCGAAGTACAGAAAGAACTCTCCAGCGCATACGCCTATCGCGCTGACATGACCCCGGGTGAATACCTGGGAACCACCTATGACGGCGTGATGCGCGACATCGTCGGCAATCACGTCGCCCTCGTAGAAGCAGGCCGCGCCGGGCCGGATGTAGTCGTCGGCGACAACAACCCTTTTTCCACCTCAATGGAGTTTTCAAATATGAAAGCATCGCGCAAAGCGATTGCGGTCAAGGCGGCGTTGGGCGCGTTCCTGCGTCCCCAGCTGGCCCAAGACGCAGCAATTGTTGACCTCGGCGCGCTCGTGCGCGGTGTGAAGGCCGCCACGATTGCCCAAGACAAGGCCCGGATCGTCAAGGAAGTGACGGCGAAGATCCCGAGCATCGACGGCGAAGCCCTCGCCCAAACCATCCAGATCGCGGCCGATGGCGAGCCCGAGGGCCCGGAAGACGGCGCCAAGAAGCCGGCCATGGACGAAGACGACCAGCGCGAGGACGAGTCCGACGAGGACTACAAGAAGCGCATGGACGCCAAGAAGCAGGCGGCCGACGAAGAAGAGGATGAAAAGAAGAAGGACGACAAGCCGGCCATGGACGAAGCCACCGTGCAGAAGCTGCTGGCCAAGAACACCGCCGACACCGTCGCCCGCATGAACGCCATCCGCCAGGCCGAGAAGGACGTCGCCCCGTTCATCGGTGAAGTGGTCGCCCAGGACTCGGCCGCCGCCGTCTACAAGCTGGCCCTGGACCACGCCAAGGTCGATCTGACCGGCGTACCCGAGGCCGCCTATGGCGCCATGGTCAAGATGCTGCCGAAGCCTGGAACCAAGGCGGAAACGCCACGCATCGCCCAGGACGCGGCCACCGCAGCCGATTTCGCAAAACGTTTTCCTTCGGCCAAAGCGCCGATCCGGGGGTAAATCATGGGATTCCAAAAATCCGTCAACCAATATCTGCCGCCGGCGGTTGAAGGCGATTTCGCATCGTCCAACCCTCGCCATGCGGTCCTGGCCTCGGAAGGCCAACTTGTCGCCGGCAGCGCTGGCGTCACCGTCGGCCGCTTCGCCTGGGCGAACTCCAGCGGTGTGGTGCTGAACTCCGGCCAGGGTGCGCCCACCGGCTTCGTTCACCGCGAGCAACAGGGCCTGATCACCGCCTGGCTGGGCGAGCAGACCATGCTGGTTCCGTCCGGCATGGCCATCACCCTGCACAACGGCGGCGATTTCTGGGCGAAGAACACCGTCTCGGTGGCGACCATCTCGAACCCCCGCCTCAAGGCCTTCGCCTCGATGCTGGACGGCACCATGCAGTTTGCTGCCTCGGGTTCGTCGCCGTCGTCTCTGACCCTGACCGCCAGCACCGCCACCAACGTCCTGACCGTCACCGCGACCAGCGGCGTCATCCAGACAGGCATGCTGGTCACCGGTTCGGGCGTCCCGGCCAACACCTACATCACCGGCCAGCTGACCGGTACCGCCGGCAGCACCGGCACCTACTCGCTGTCGACCACCCCGGGCACCATCGCCAGTGAGTCGATGGCCGCCACCGCCTACGTGGAAACCAACTACGTCCTGGCTGGCTTCTCCAACGGCGGCACCGGCGCAGTCGGTGAGCTCGTCAAAATCACCACGGGAGGTAAGTAATAATGCGCCACGCAGATTTCCGCATGCTGGAAGCCAAGTACGGCATCCACATCCCCATGGCGGTAGACTACCTGAACAAGGACATCTCGCACGACTTCAGCATCGCGCAAGATGCCCAGCCTTCGCTGGTCACCGTGAGCAACAGCGGCATCCCCGCTTTCCTGGCCAACTACATCGACCCGGAACTGATCCGCATCCTGGTCACCCCGATGAAAGCCGAAGAAATCATCGGCTACGTCAAAAAGGGCGACTGGACCACGCTGACCACTCAGTTCCCGGTGGTTGAATCAACCGGCGAGACCAGCGCTTACGGCGACTACAGCGAAAACGGTTCTTCGGGGACCAACTTCAACTACCCGACCCGCCAGTCGTTCCACTTCCAAACCATGACCCAATGGGGCGAGCGTGAAATGGAAATGGCCGGCCTGGGCAAGATCGACTATGCCGCCCAACTGAACGTGTCCAGCGCCTTGGCCCTGAACAAGTTCATGAACCGCTCCATGTTCTTCGGTATCTCTGGCCTGCAGAACTATGGCCTGTTGAACGACCCGAACCTGTCCACCCCGGTTACCGGCACCCTGTGGTCGGCCCTGGACGGCGCCGGCGTGTACACCGAAATCGTCAAGATCTACGCTCAACTGGTCACCCAGACCCGCGGCCTGGTCCCCCGCGATGCGGTCATGAAGCTGTGCATGTCGCCGGAAATCGAGGTCAACTTGACCAAGACGAACCAGTACAACGTCAACGTCACCGACCAGCTGAAGAAGAATTTCCCCAACATGACCATCGAGACTGCGGTTGAGTACAACACCGCCGGTGGCCAGCTGGTGCAGCTGATCGTCGAATCCATCGACAACCAGAAGGTCGTGTACGGCTCCTTCACCGAGAAGCTGCGCGCGCACCCGATCATCCAGCAGACCTCCAGCTGGAAGCAGAAGAAGTCGTCGGGAACTTGGGGCGCCATCATCCGCATCCCCATCGGCATCGCGCAGTACCTGGGCGCCTAAGTCAAGTCAGCAAAAGTACAAGGCCCGCTTCGGCGGGCCTTTTTCATTCAAGGAGAAAGATTCATGGGTGCAACCGTTTCCGTGGCCTGCAAGCTTCCGCATGGCCTTCATATCCAACTGCGCAAGACCGAGAAGACCCGCGATGGCGAGATTTCTACCGGCGTCGGCGAAGTCGTGACCCTGAAGGGCGCGAACGCACGTGATGCTGTGGCCGGCCATGGCATTACGCACGGCGTGGACAAGGACTTTTTCGAAGCATGGCTGAAGCAAGAGGCTGCCCAGCCCTTCGTCAAGAACAAGCTGGTGTTCGCGCAGGAGCGCGAGAACTCGGTCATCGCTCAGGCCAAAGAGCAGGCCAATAATGTGACCGGTTTCGAAGGCATCGACCCCAAGAAGCCCGGCGAAGGCCTGAAGCCTGAAGATTACGAGGGTATGCCCGAAGCACTGAAGGACAAGTGATGGAAGGCGTCGTCTCATTCAACGCGGCCACGTTCCAGGCCCGCTATCCGGAATTCAGCTCGCTGTCCCCGGACGTGCTCGCGCTGTATTTCGCAGAGGCGACGCTGTTCCTGAACAACACGGCAGCCAGCGCAGTGACCGATCTGAACGTCCGCGCGCTGCTGCTCAACATGCTGACTGCTCACCTGGCGGCGCTGTTCGGCGGCGTCAACGGGCAGGCTGCCACCCCGCTGGTCGGTCGCGTCAATTCGGCGACCGAGGGTAGCGTTTCTGTGTCGACCGACATGGGCCCGGTCTACAACAGCCAGGCCTGGTACGTGCAGACCAAGTACGGCGCCGAGTTCTGGGCGGCAACTTCCATCTTCCGCCGCTTCCGCTATGTCCCAGGAGCACGCGCATGCGCAGGCTGAATTTTTCCGGCGGCGAGCAGGTCGAGGACATGCTGTCCAAGATCATCGAGAAGGCGCAGGCAGTGGGCACGCTGAAGGTCGGCTTCCTGGAAGGATCGACCTACCCTGATGGCCAGGGCGTCGCCGAGGTGGCCGCGTACAACGAATTCGGCACGCAAAACATGCCGGCGCGCCCGTTCTTCCGCTCCATGATCGCCGAGAAGTCCGGAAACTGGGGCAAGTCGTTGGGCAACATCGCCAAGGCCACCAACTACGACGTCGCCCGCACTTTGGCACTGATGGGTGAAGGCATCGGCTCGCAGCTGCAGCAGTCAATCGTGAAGTACAACGCTGTCCCGCTGGCCGACAGCACGGTGGCGCGCAAGGGCTTCGCCAAGCAGCTGATTGACACGGCCACAATGGTGAACTCCGTGGGCTATGAGGTCAACGACGGCGAGAAGCACATCCTGCCGTCGGCGGCGCAAGGCGGTGGCAAATGAACCTCCACGCCATTGTCTCCGGGGCCATCGGCACTGTGAATCCGCATGTCAAGGCGCTCGTCCGCTACAGCACCGGTTACACCATCGGCCCGAGCGGCAAACAAGTTCCAACCTACAACGACGCCCCCAACCAGGATGTACAGATGCAGGCGCTATCCGGCAAGGATCTGGCCTTCCTACAGAGCCTGAACGTGCAGGGCGTCCAGCGCGCCCTCTACATGTACGGCGACACCCAGGGTGTGGTGCGGCCGCGCGCGAAGGGCGGCGATCTGGTGGTGATCGGCGCGGATATCTGGAAAGTGGTCACCGTGCTGGAGACCTGGCCCGACTGGTCCAAGGTCGGCGTAACGCTGCAGGTGGCGTGATGGCAACAGTTTCGATCACCGAAGAGCAGCTATTCACGGCGCTGCGCGACTTCATCACGTCCCTGGTGGACCCGAATCTACCGGTCATTCGCGGCCTGCAGAACCGCGTGCCGACACCCGAAGGCGACTTCGTGGCCATGTCCCCGCTGTTTTCTCAAGCGCTGGCCACCACCGTGCAGACCTACCAGCAGCCGGTGGCGCCGGCCACGGTCGGCACGCAAACCAACCAGCAATCCAAGCAATGGACCGCGCAGATTGACTGCTACGGCGAGTCGGCCAACGACACTGCGGCGCTTCTGTCGGAAATGGCGCGCACGCCCTACGCCGCCGAACGGTTCGCGGCCGGCGGCCTGGGCATCCAGTCCCTGTACGCATCCGATCCCCGCCAGCTCTCCTTTGTGACTGGCGAAGACGAATACCAACCGCGATGGACTTTTGAGCTGTCGCTGCAATACAACCCGCAGGTGGTCGTCCCGCACGAGTTTGCGGACACGGTCACGGTGGGACTGATCAACGTAGACGTGCAATACCCACCCGGAGCCTAAACAATGAGTATTCCTGCATCGCAACTTGTCCAGGTCAATCCTGGCGTCATTGGCGCCGGCGGCGCGGCGCTTGACCTGGTCGGCCTGATCCTGACCAACAGCACCGCCGTTCCCATCGGGTCCGTGTTGCCGTTCGCTACTGCTGACTCGGTCGGCTCCTTCTTTGGCGGCCTGTCCACCGAAAAAGCCCTGGCCGATATCTACTTCGCCGGCCGCGACAATGCCACCAAGCTGCCCGGGCGCCTGCTATTTGCTCAGTATCCCACTGCCAACGTGGCGGCCTATGTGCGCGGCGGCAGCCTGGCCGCCATGACGCTGGCGCAGTTGCAGGCACTGAGCGGCACCCTGATCGTGACCGTCGACGGCACGACCAAGACGTCTTCCGCCATCAACCTGTCGGCCGCTACCAGCTTCAGCAATGCCGCAACCATCATGCAGGCTGGGTTCTCCAGCCTGGGCGGTACTGTCAACTATGATGCGCAGCGCGCCGCATTCGTCATCACCTCCGCAACCACCGGTGCGACCTCGACCATCAGCTATGTCTCCGGCACCCTGGCCGCTGGCCTGCTGCTGACCCAGGCAACTGGCGCGGTTCTGTCGCAGGGTGCAATTGCCGGAGTGCCTGCAACCGCCATGGATGCCATCGTGGCCGTCACTTCGAATTGGGTCAGCTTCATGACCACATTTGAGCCGATCACCGCAGACAAGCTGGCATTTTCCGCCTGGGTGAATAGCAAGAACAAGCGTTTCGTCTACGCCGGCTGGGACACCGATATCACCGCGACCCAAGCCAACAACACCACCTCGTGGGGTGCGCAGGCGCAGGCCGCCAACTACGACGGCTCGGTGCCGGTCTATCAGTCCATGGCGCACGCAGCTTTCGTGCTGGGCATGATCGCCTCCATCGACTTCGACCGCACCAATGGTCGCATCACCTTTGCGTTCAAGGGCCTGTCGGGCCTGACCCCGAGCGTCACTGATGCCACCATCGCCAAGAACCTGGATGCCAACGGCTACAACTTCTACGGCGACTACGCCACTTCCAGCCAGGACTTCCAGCTGTTCTATCCGGGCAGCGTAACCGGCAAGTATTTGTTCCTGGACGAGTACGTGAACCAAATCTGGCTGAATGCCGGCCTGCAGCAGGCCCTTTTGACCCTGATGCAGCAAGTCCCGTCGATCCCCTACAACGCCCAGGGCTATGGCCTGATCGAGGCGGCCTGCAAAGACCCGATCAATGCCGCTCTGAACTTCGGCGCCATCCGTGCGGGCGTGCCGCTGTCGGCCTCCCAGGCTGCGCAGGTCAACAACGCCGCTGGCGTGAAGATCGACAACGTCCTGACCACCCGCGGCTGGTATCTGCAGATCCTGCCTGCCACTGCCCAGGTGCGCTCGCAGCGCGGATCGCCGCCGATGACCTTCTGGTACATGGACGGCGGCAGCGTCCAAAGCATCGTCCTGGCATCTATCGTCATCCAATAATCGGAGCCCTGAATGACAACCCTTACCGCAGCAAATAGCGTTCTCGCGCTATCGATCCGGGGGCTGTATAACACGCCCCAAATCATCCAAGGCTATGCGACCGATGATGCGTTCGCCACGGCCAACGTGAAGCCGGTGGAAACCCAGATGGGTGTAGATGGCCTGCTTTCGGGCGGCTATGTTCCGTACCCCACGGTAATGACCATCACCCTGCAGGCCGATTCGCCATCCCTGTTCTTCTTCGAGGACTGGATCGCCTACCAGGAATCGGACCGTGAAGCGTATATCGGTGACGGGTATATCGCTATCCCAGGGACAGGCATGAAATACACCCTGTCGCGCGCATTTCTGACCGATGCCTCGAAGATGCCTGGCGTGCGCAAGACGCTGCAGCCGCGTTCGTTCGAGCTGACCATCGAAACCTGCCAGCCTGCACCGTTCTGATATGGCGCGCAAAACCATTACCGTCACCATCGAGGACGAAGGCCGCGATAAGGGCAAGGCATTTTTCATCACCGAAATGTCGGCGGCGCGCAGCGAGGAATGGGGCGAGCGCGCCCTGCTCGCGCTGATGCGCGGCGGCGCGGACGTACCTGACGACGTCATGAGCTTGGGCCTGGCCGGCATTGCCGTGCTGGGACTGCAGGCACTGCAGGGCCTGGACTGGAGCCTGACCAAGCCGCTACTGGATGAGATGTTCGAATGCATCCAGTTCAAGCCGCAGCCGGTCGAAAAGCCGAACATGACTAGGCGTCTGCTTGAGGACGACATTGAAGAGGTCAAGACCCGCCTGAAGCTTCGCTGGGAAGTCCTGAAACTCCATATTGATTTTTTTACCGACGAAGCCCTGTTGACACAGGCCCGGCAGGCGGTCGCGGCGTCCCAGGGCTCCTCGAATACACCAACATCAACCGGCGAATCGCAACCGTAGTCTCAAAGGGTTTTGCGACCCTTCACGAACTGGAAACTGTCTACGGCGCTGAAGACCTGCACAACATGCTGGAAATCATCGTCATCGATACTCACAACGCCAACATGATCCGAAAAGCCCAGCAGGGCTAGGAGAGCATCATCGCTACCATCATCGACGCCCTTGTCGTCACGCTCGGACTCGACCCGAAAGGCATGGTCAAGGGCGCGAAGGAAAGCCAGAAGGCCCTGGGCGACGTCTCGGATTCCGTCCGCAGCGTCAAGAACGAGCTCCTGACGATGCTTGCCGTGTTCACGGCCGGCGTAGGACTGAAGCAGTTCACGCAGAACACCATCAGCGGCGCCGCAGCCCTGGGCCAGATGTCAGATAACCTCGGCATCAGCACCCAGCGCCTGGACGCATGGAAGCGTGCTGCCGAGCGCGCGGGCGGTTCTGCTGAGGGCATCGTGTCCACCCTGAAGGAGTCGGCCAACGAGGTCGCCAAGTTCAAGATGGGGCAGGCCAGCGACTCGACGCAATGGTTCTTCCGCATGGGCGGCAACGCCAACGAGCTGCGCGATGGGAACAGTTACCTGCTTGCGCGAGCTCGGATCATTGCCGACATCTACAAGACCAACCCGGCGCGCGCTGCTCTGGTGGCCTCGCAGATGGGCATCAGCGAAGACCAGTTCAACCTGATCAAGCAGGGTCCGGCGGCCATCCTGAAGCTTGTGGACGCCCAGGAAAAGAATTCGGCCATCACGCGGAAGAATGCCGATGATGCGCAGAAATTGCGCAACAAGTGGCTGGACATGCGCGACACGTTGACGTCCACCGGCCAGACTGTCCTGATCGCACTCATCCCTACCTTCGAAAAGCTGGTAGCGATGATGCAGCGCTTCGCGCAATGGGTCCAGGACCACCAGCAGGACATCGTCAAATGGGTTGACTCCGCGGTGAAGTCGCTGGGCGAGCTCATCGACATGCTTAATTCTGGCGCCGAAGCCCTGGGCGGATGGAAGAATGTTCTGATTGCCCTGCTGGGCCTGAAGATCGCCTCCTATACCGCCAGCCTGCTTTCTATGGGCGCGGCTCTGGCCGGCGTGGGCAAGTCCCTGGGCCTGATCGGCACCCTGGGCGGCGCTGCGCTGCGCGTACTCGGCCCGCTGGGATTGCTGCTGCACAGCGGCGATCTGAACAGCGGCGAGCAGGAGGAGCTGGACTGGCGCCGTGCGCATCCCAACCCTGTCGGCGCGCAGGCCGGCGAAAGCGCGGCCAAGGACGCTAGGACCGCTGGAATCATTGATTCTCTGGTCAAGAAGGGATGGACCAAGGAGCAGGCCGCCGGCATCGCCGCCAACCTGTGGCAGGAAAGCAAGTTTGATCCGAGCGCGGTGGGCGACGGCGGAAAGGCCTACGGCATTGCGCAATGGCATCCTGACCGCCAGGCGGCTTTCAAGCGGCTGTTCAAGAAGGACATCCAGGGATCGACGCTGGAAGAGCAGTTGATGTTCCTGACCTACGAAATGAATCAGGGCAACGAGCAGCAGGCCGGCGACAAGGTCCGCGCCGCGCGCACGGCCGCCGAAGCCGCCGCTACGGTCTCCCGCTACTACGAACGCCCGCGCGACACCGAGGCCGAAGCCTCCAAGCGCGCCGCCGCTGCCATGCAGATCGACTTAGCATATGGCGCGCGCAATGCGGCCGCCACCGGTGCCATGCCGGCCGGCGCCGCAGCTTCGGCATCCAGTGCCGCGCCCGCGCCCACCACCAACACCAGCACCAGCGAAACCCATATCGGCCAGGTCACGGTCAACACCAAGGCCACGGATGCCCAAGGTATCGCGCGCGATCTGGCGACCGAAATGCAGCGCTATTCCATGGCATCGCAGGCAAACACAGGGCTTTCTTAAATGGCAAATCCAGCATTGGACGTCCCGGAATATCCAGACGTGCCGGATGCGCCTGGCGTGCCGCCGCTGGTGCGCAATCCGGAAATCACCGGGCAGCCGACGAATGAGGTTCTGATCCGTGAGGATGGAGTACAGGCGCCGGCGTATGTGCCGGCCGTCTGGGGTATTTTTGACCAGTCTGGCCTGGAAGTCCTGCAGCCAGACTCGGTGCTTGGCATACGTTACCGCGACGCTTCGCGCATCGTTGACTATCCGCTGGAGCAGGGCTCTTTCGAGTCCTACAACAAGGTGGCCAACCCGTTCGACGTCGCCGTGAGCATTTCTGTCGGCGGCAGCCTGGAGCGCCGTGAGGGCTTCTTGCGAGACCTGAAGTTCTGGAAGGATTCGCTGGACCTGCTGAACGTGGTCACGCCGGAATCTACGTTTCAGAACTGCAACATTGAGGCGTATGACTATCAACGGACCTCGCGCAATGGCGTATCGCTGATCGTCATTGAGATCTACTTCCGGGAAGTGCGGACGACTGCTGTTGCCGCGTTCTCCAATGTGCAGTCCGAGAGTGCGCAGGATGACCAAAAACAAGGCCAGGTTCAAGCTACGGAGCCTACCCCAGGCGTAAAGGTTATCACTGTGCAATCAGATGGTTTATTCCAATGAAAACTGTCCCTCTTTCCGCTGTTCCGTCGCAGACGCTGAACGTCATTCTTGGCGGCCAGAATTGCACGCTGAAGGTGTTCCAGAAGTCAACAGGCGTCTTTGTTGACGTGAGTGTGAACAATGCGCCCATCGTGCAGGGCGTCATTGGCCTGGATCGGGTCAGGATTGTGCGCTATGCGTATCGCGGCTTCATCGGCGATCTGGCATTCATTGACACCCAGGGCAAGAACGATCCCGATTACAAGGGATTCGGCACCCGATATTTCCTCATGTACTTGGAAGCTTCTGACCTATGACCTTCGTAAAACGTCGCATTGATGTGACGATCACGCTGGGCTCCGGCCAGTTCGGTGAGGAAAAGGGCGATACGGTCACGCTGACGGGATACCGGGTGGTAGCCGATATGGCCGCCATCGGGGGCGATGCCCAAGGCCAGCTGCAATTGCAGATCTTCGGAATGCCGATGGACCTCATGAACCGGCTGACGACCATCGGGCCTGTGATGACGGAAATACGCGGCAAGAATTCCATCTTGGTCGCCGCCGGCGACGAGGGAAGCGAGTTGAGCGTTTTGTTTGAGGGGACGATTGACCAGGCCTACGCCAACTTCCAGACGATGCCGGATGTGGTTTTCAACATCTCGGCGCTGTCGGCGCTGACCCAAGCCGTCAAGCCTGTCGGTGCCAAGAGCTACAAGGGGTCAACCGACGTCGCCGGGGTCATGAAGACCCTGGCCGATGAAATGGGCTTCGCATTCGAAAACAACGGAGTCGATGTGCGGCTGAATAGCCCGTATTTCCCTGGAACGTCGCTGCAGCAGGTCAAGCTTTGCGCCCGCGCGGCCGGGATCAACTACACCACCGACCGCGGCGTGCTGGCTATCTGGCCGCAGGGTGGCGCGCGCGGCGGAGATATCCCGCTGATCGCTTTTGATACGGGGCTGGTCGGATATCCGGCGTTCTCCAGCAATGGCCTGGTAGTCACCACGCTGTACATCCCATCGGTGAAGCAGGGCGGTCAGGTGGACATTGAAAGCACTCTAACTGTCGCATCTGGCCGGTGGAACGTTTTCAGCGTGATCCATTCGCTTGCCATTGAGCGCGTCGGCGGTCCCTGGTTCACCCAAATTGCATGCTACCGGGCACCAACATGAACCAGTTCGGATACAAGGGACAGCAGGGGCCAAATTCCTCGGCCGGCGACTTCAACCTGCAGCAGTTCATGATTCGCCAAGTGCTGGGCGAGGCATCGACATCAACCATCGTTCAAGTGGTGGGCGTGACGAATGCCGGCGGCCTAGTGCCGGTCGGCTTCGTTGATGTGGTTCCGCTGGTGGCGCAGGTTGACGGGTACGGCAACGCCACGCCGCACGGCACCATTTTTGGGCTTCCCTATTCACGGCTGCAAGGTGGCAGCGATGCTGTGATTCTTGACCCCAAGGTTGGGGATCTGGGAATCGCTATCTTTGCGGACAGGGACATATCGGCAGTCAAGGCCACCAAAGCGGCCGCGACGCCGGGCTCAAAGCGCCGCTTTGACATGGCGGATGGCATGTACATCGGTGGCCTGCTAAATGGGGCGCCAAGCCAATATGTGCAGTTCACCGCCGGCGGCATCAATGTGGTATCGCCGCAGAAGATCACGCTTTCCGCCCCACAGGTTGAAATTGACGCATCAACGTCGCTGACCGTGAACTCCCCACAGTCGAACTTCAGTGGCATGGTCATCATTCAAGGGCTCCTGTCCTTCCTGGCCGGTATATCCGGCAGTGGAGGAGGAACGACCACAGGAACTATCACCGGCGTCATGCGATTCATTGGATCGGTGTTTGCCAATGGCAAGCACATTGACGATACGCATACCCACACCACCACCACGGCCGGCAACCCAACCAGCTCAGTGAACTGATGAAAACGCTTCTTCTTGATCAGACCTTGTGGGATCTGTGCAAGGACGCCAGCGGCAATATTGCCCTGGCATCCGAGCCTTATTCCATAGCGCAGGACGTGGCCAGTGCAGTTCGCCTGTTCCAGGCCGAACTCTGGTACGACACCAGCAAGGGCATCCCGTATTTCCAAAAGGTGCTGGGCCAGCGCCCTTCGCTGCAGTTCTACAAGCAGCAGATCATCAACGCGGCGCAGACCGTCCCTGGCGTGTCCCAGGTGCGCGTGCTGTTCGCGGAATTCACCGGCCGCAAGCTGACCGGCCAGATTCAAATCATCGACACCGCAGGGAATACTCAAAATGTCAACTTCTAGCGTTCCGTCGATTGTCTTCTCGGATACAGGGCCGGTTGCGCCATCCGAATCTGCGATCTTGGCCGGTGTGCAGGCCGATACCAATGCTGCCTTCGGCGGCAACCTAAATCCCGCACTGGAGACCCCACAGGGCCAGTTGAATAGCAGCGAGACGGCTGTCATCGGCGACAAGAACAATGAAATCCTGTTCCTGGCCAACCAGATGGACCCGAACTTTGCTTCTGGTCGCTGGCAGGATGCGCTGGGGGCTATCTATTTCATCAACCGTAACCCAGCGCTGCCAACCGTCGTCACCGCGACGTGCACCGGCTTGACCGGAACGACGATCCCTGTCGGCGCACAGGCTAAGGCCAGCGATGGAAATATCTACGTCTGCACTCAGGCAGGCCAGATCCCAGCTGGTGGAAGCATCAACCTGCAATTCGCATGCGCTACCAACGGGCCTATTGCCTGCCCGGTGAACTCGCTGAATGCGATTTATCAGAGCATTCCTGGATGGGATTCGATCAACAATGCGGCAGATGGTACTGTTGGTGCCAACGTAGAAAGCCGCGCTGATTTCGAGTATCGCCGCAAGCAGTCGGTCGCGATCAACGGCGTCAACTCGGTCCAGGCAATCTACGCGCGCGTCTTCAACGTGGCCAACGTGCTGGACGCCTACGTAGTGGACAACCCGCTTGGGACGTCGGCCGTCGTCGGTGGCGTTACCCTAGTCAAGAATTCGTTGTATGTGGCAGTGACCGGCGGCGCAGTTGCCGATATTGCCCATGCCATCTGGGGCAAGAAGTCGCTCGGATGCAACTACAACGGAAATACCACCTACGCAGTGATTGATACCAGCGGATATTCGATCCCATATCCCACATATCAGGTCACCTTTCAGATTCCCACTGCACTTCCGATCTTCTTCGCTGTGCAGATCGCCAACAATGCTTCTCTGCCGGCCAACATCGTGTCTCTGGTGCAGCAGGCAATCATTGGCGCCTTTAACGGGACTGATGGCGGCCAGCGCGCGCGCATCGGTGGAACGCTATTCGCCAGCCGCTACTATGGTCCGGTCATCGCAGTGAATCAGTTTGTCTCGATCTTGTCTTTGAAACTCGGCACGACTGTGTCGCCGACGCTGGACAGCTATACGCCCAACATTGACCGGCAGCCGACTATCTCGGCGGCGAACATTGCTGTGACTTTGGTGTAAGCGATGAAGAACTTCCAGCAGACGATTATTTCGCAATACGCGAATTCGCCAACGTTGGTGCAGCTGATCACCAACATGAACGATCACATCTCGCCCGACGCGGACATTGATGCGCTTTACGATGCGGTTTTCAACGTGCGGACCGCCAAGGGATATGGTCTGGATATCTGGGGGCGGATCGTTGGCGTCTCCCGGTATCTGATGATTCCCGCGAACCCTCCGCAAATTGGCTTCAACAATGGGCCTGGAGTCCCGTTCAATCAAGCACCGTTCAATGGCGGTATTCCTTCGACGCAAACATACCGCCTGGAGGATGAAGCGTTCCGCACGCTGATCTTTGCAAAAGCATTGGCCAATATTTCCGACTGTACAGCACCAAGCATCAACCGGCTTTTGAGCAATATGTTTGCCGGTCGAGGCCGGTGTTATGTGGCTGATACTGGCGATATGACATTGCGCTATGTTTTTGAATTCTCTCTGCTGCCGTATGAGCAGGCCATCATTTTGAGTTCGGGAATATTCCCACGGCCGGCCGGTGTTTTGGCATATGCGCAGCAAGTAAATGCCGGAAGCACTTTCGCTTTCAATGGAGGAAGCGGCCAACCGTTTGGCCAAGGAGTTTTCAACACCACGTCAAATCTTTTGCCCGCCAGTTAAAAATCACATCCTCAACACAAGCCGCCTTTTTGGGCGGCTTTTTTATTTTCTGGAATCCATATGCAACTCAGCAGCATCCCCGCAAAAATTGCGGCGATTTTTGCCGCCTCTGCGCCGACCGGATACAAGAACACGATTCCATTGACGCAGGCAGGAATCTCGCAGCCAGGACAAGCTTCTTTTGACGTTGGGTTCCCCAGCGTGACCATGCAGCCAGCGTCTGCTGGCGGCATCAACCCGTATGGCCAGGACTTCAATGGTCTTGCATATGCCTTGACTGGGCCTCTCCAGTGGCTGTGCGCCGGAGGAACCTTCCCATTCGATTCCGCATTTGCCACGTCGGTAGGCGGCTATCCCAAGGGCGCCATTCTTCAGAACGCCAACGGAGACGGGTATTGGCTGAATCTGGCTGACAACAACACTGCCAATCCTGATACTGGCGGAGCCAATTGGGTTCCACTGGATGGGTACGGTGTGGCCGCCGTCACCGGGCTTACCAATTCGAACGTTACCCTGACACCGGCCCAATATGCGAAGAGGGCGATTACGCTGGCCGGGACGCTGACTGGGAATGTGCAAATCATTTTCCCGACTCTTCAGCAGCAATGGCTCGTGGTCAACAACACCACCGGAAGTTTCACGGTAACTTGCAAGACTGCTTCAGGAACAGGTTCTGCTGTACCGCAAGGAGGTCTGCAGGCCTTCTGGGGGGATGGTACGAACCTAAATCAAGGCGCAGGTGACGCACGCTATCAATTAGCCGGGGCAACGTCGCAAGCGGCCATTCAAGGCGCATCAAAAAACCTAGTTGTCAGCACTACCGGCACCAGCGCACCGGTTACTGTCACAGCAGATGAAATCACCGTCGAGAGTGCTGCTAATGCCTATCAGACGCTGCGCGCTGTAAGCGTGACGCCGTCACTAGCAGCATCTGGGGCGAATGGCCTAGATACAGGGACGAGCGCAGCAAACACCTGGTATTCGGTCTGGGTCATCTGGAATGGTACGACTACTGCAGGCCTGCTTTCCCTGTCGTCTACGGCGCCGACGATGCCTTCCGGCTACACCTATAAGGCCCGGGTCGGCTGGGTGCGTTCGGACGGCACGGCCAACAAATATCCGCTGCGCACAATTCAGTACGGCCGTGGGGTTGACTACATTCCCGCCACTGGAACAAACGTGACCATCTTGCCGAGTCCGGCAAGTGGGGCGGCCGGCACTTATCTGGGGACGCCTGTCTCGGTGGCCTGGGCGAACTATGCGCCGCCTACTGCGGTACGTCTGAAGGTTCAGCTCTACACCGGCCCTGGTATCGGCGCGCAGGTTACGAGCGGTCCAATCGTGACTGGCGGATCTGGTTTCCAAGGGATCAGTTCCAACATCAACGTGACCCCAGGCACCGTGGTGCAGATGGCCAATATTCCTATTGAAAGCAGCAACATTTACTACGCATCGCAAGGCGCTGCTGCAGCGCTTTACATCGCCGGATGGGAGGACAACCTGTGAGCTATGCAATTCGCAAAGATGGGCAAGGATGGCGCGCTGTGAGCGGCCCGGAAGATTGCCATGAAGATGAAACGTGGCAGGAGGACCAACCCGAGCCGGTCGCGGTCCCCGAGCCCGTAGCGCAAGACCCGGTTGAAAAGCTGCGCGTGTTCCTCGCCGCAAATCCTGATGTCGCAAAACTTCTGAAAGTCTGATATGACCCTTGCTGTACCTGCAACCATTACCTTCGAAAGCCTGCCTACTGGTTCAGGATCGAACCGCCTGAATCTTTTCAAGCCGAATCCTTGGCTTCCAATTTTCAGGAAAACGACCGGTGGCGGCATCGTGGTTCGCGCCGGCGTAGAGGTTGACCGCCCGGACGGGAGTACCGCCGTTTTCTCGGTCGATACTACCGTCGCGCTGCCAACGCTGGTAGGTGGTACGGACTATCGGATTGCTTTGCTGGCAGACGGAAGCGCGCAAGCATATTCCTATGGCGACGCACTGCCATCGGGGGCAATCGAGATTGGCGGCTTTCACTATCTGCCTGGAGGATACCCGACCGGCTTTGACCAGGGGGGCACTACGTCGGCCACGGTGCTGGAGTGGTCGTTCTGGGACCTGAATTTCCGTCCTGCTTGCCTTGACCCGCGCGGCATGACCCGCATCGGAAATTCCGGCGTCTGGGTGGACATTTATTTCCAGGGCGACAGCTCCTGCGCCGACGGGGTCAGCCGCAACAACGACCCCATACTGACCGGAACGAACCCGCCGAAAGTACCGGCAGACTACGGTGGCAACGGCATCGCCAAATACGCCGGCTTCAACTGGTGGGAAGCCAATGAGCACGTGCGCCAGTGGGGGAAGCGGCTGCCCAGCTACGCAGAAATGTGCGCAGCGGCGTTCGGCACGAACGAGCAAGATGGGCGCGGGACGCATCCCGTCAAAACCGGTTTGAACACGGCGAATTCGAGCCCGTCCACTGACGCCAATTTCACCAGTAAATGGGGCCTGATCCAATCTACTGGCGTCCTGTGGACGTGGAATGCGGATCTGTCCTACTGGCCTGGCACTCAGACATCCAACTCATGGGGGTGGGAAGCTTACGATGTAACTGGTGGCCGAGGTAAGGCGATCTTGCCAAACAATATGGGCCTGACAGCTGTTATGTCCGGCGGCCAGAACGCTTACCAGCTCACCACAAGCCCGACCGGAGTTGGGGCGGTTTCAGGTTCGCGCGCCGTCGAGACCATCGAGAAGCCGTGGGACAACAGCGCCAACATTGGCGTGCGCGGGGCTTGCGCTCATTACTGCAAGCTGTAACGGCATTGCTTAATCCGGCCCGCCAAGCGCGGGCCTCTTCATTTTTGGGGGACCAATGCCGGAACCAACTACCAGCGCGGCGGCAGGATACGCCGTTTCAATCGGCACCGTGACTCTGACGGGCGCATTTCTTGGCCTGCAATATGACCTGCTGCTGGCCGGAATCTTCGGGGGCTGCGTGGCCCTTTCTTTCACGCGCCAGACGCCACTGCTGCGCATGGCCATCACGCTGATCACCAGCGCACTGGTCGCGGCCTACGGGGGGCCCGTAGCCATGGCATGGGCGGCGCAGTCGTCTTTCTTTGAGTGGACGGCCAAGATTCCAGAGCAAATGCGTTTTTTCAGCGCATTCGCTATCGGGGTGTGCTCGCAGACCCTGGTCCCGCTGGTGTTGCAGCAACTACAAAAACGCTATGGGGGAGGTATTTCTGACAAGGAGATGCCTCAATGACGAACCACTATCTGTTGATCATCAATCTCGTGGCCGCTGTCCTGGTCCTGGCGCGGGCGGTCTGCGCGCTAAACGAGATGACGCCCGGTCCCGAGCACCACCTTGACCGGCTCTTTGGCTCAGTGCTGGCCACCGGGGCCTTCGGCGTGCTGCTCGGGCCGCTCTACGGATACACGTCGCCGCACATGGCCGAGGTGGCCATGAACACCGGCCTGGCCGGAATTTATGCATTCCCCTGGCTGTATGTGATGGCGCGCCAGCGCCTATGGAGAAAATCGAATGGATAA